TTATCAGGCATCCTTAGATATGCAAGTTCAACAGCTATGTTGGCACTTGGTGTTGGCGCAATATAATGCGTGTCTTGATCCCAATCAGCATAATACTTAGGAGTACCCGTTGCTGTTCTATCAGGCCAATACTCTGTCATAAATGAAATATCCTTCTGTAGCAAGGTTGTTCTTACATCCGAGACAACAATTTGAAGAAATCGAGTAGCCCTCCAGTCTCCTGGAAGGGAAAGAAAAGCGTTATCTACGGTTAAATTAGCCGTATCATATTTACGGTAATAACTGAGATCCACTTCCTTAAATAATTTATTTTCAACATTCACGATGAATGTATTAATGACAGCATCCGTGAGTACATCACTGGATGTCTCCGTGTAATTTCTTACGTTTGTTAATAAATCAGAATAATCGGTCATGTTGTAGTCACTGTAACCTTTCCTACAAAACTATGCAACAAAGTTGGCTTATTGGGTTGTTGAACCCCTAACGGTTGCATACTTCTTACAAAGCCTGGATAAGACACCCCATTGGCGTAGTAGAGAGTGACAGCTTCTTGCAGTGTTTCAAAACTATTTACGTTTGTGCCAATTCGTCCCACATAGACTGTGGAATTGGCAACTTGAGGCATTGCATGTTGCAACGCTTCAAAATCAGTAGGATGATTTTTAGGATCGATCTGAGCGGCTTTTGGCTCAAATTCACTGTAGTGAACCCACACTCCATTCCATTCCTGTACCATTTCAGTGTAAGGATAGGCCATCCCATCACGATCGGAAATCCTTTGAGCGAACTTACCGGTAGCGTATTTACCCATTAGTTAATCCATGTTTGCCGCGGAACCACACTATAACTAGCTTTCTCCACGTCTTCATTGGCCGCGCGCTGGAACTCCTCCTCATAGAGAGGTTTAAGTAAAGCGACACGATCTGGTTGATATTTCAATGCCATATAATAAGCCAATCCCGCAACCATGCAGGGAATGAATCGAAATGGAATTTGTGCGTTATTCGTATAGCTGCCAGCATCAAACATACGAATTAAGGCATAATAAATAAAAGTATAGTCACTTGAAGGTTCAGGGTACAGATAAACTGTTGGATTTATTGTTCGTTCAAAATAAAACTGTGTAGGACGTCCTGATGTTGATTTTACAGTATAATTCCAATAAGTGCTTCTGCCAATTCTCGTCATCGCAAAATCATTATTACTGCTGTCGCGCATCACACAATTGGTGATGTCAATAATGGTCTGGGTGTCCCCTCCCGTGAGCAAAGTCGCTCCTGACAAGGGATTAGTGAATCCTGCTGATGCAACAGCAATTTCTTGTTTTTGAATCGTCCATAGATTAAGGCCTCTATTCGCCCAATCGGCAAACATGATGTTAAGAGAACGGCGCGCGGTTTTTATTTCATAACCAGTACGGTCTTGCAAACCGCACCGTTCAAAAGCCTCTTCTACAATATCATCGATTGCAAGGTCGAAACTCGCTGTGGAAGCATATGTTGGCATCGATTACTTCGCAATCCCCATACCACGCTTGGCTATTCCGCCTCCGCGACGTCTAATTGCTCCACCTTTCTTGTAGCCTCTGTTAAGTTCACCGATGACTCGTCTTTTCTCAGCTCTTCGATTAGGGTTCATGCGTTCTGCATCAATACGACCTACTTCCTCTAGTAAATTCCTTCTTCCTGATCCACCTGCTTGACGCTTAATTGCGCCACCATCAGCTTTAGCAATGCCTTTTCCTCTTTTAGCGATGCCTCCACCTCGTTTATTGATAACACCTTTGCCTTTGCCACTACCAAATTTTCCGTAAGATTCATCAGCGCTTGCTTTTAGTTCTTTTGCAGTGCGAGGTTTTTTAATTCTCTCCGCAACAGACTCGTCTTTACGAGCTTTATATCCTTGTGCCATATTAGCCTCCTTGGCGATTATACTTCTTCCAGGATCGTCGCTTGTGCTTATTCTTCGGCTTCGACCTAGGAGATCTTCCTATACTAGTCCTTTTTTTGACGGGTGTAAAGTATGATGAACGCGTGAATATTTGAACCACTAGCCTACAATTTTCCTGACGTTAATTGCGTTTTCTTTCCCCTTGTTCTCCCCTATCTCGAATTCTATCTCTTCTCCTTCTGTGAGTGTGTCAATACCCGCTTTTTCCAAAGCCGATACGTGCAAAAAGACATCCTTGCCTTCTTGTTCAATAAATCCATATCCTTTGGCGGGATTAAACCATTTAATTTTTCCTGTAGTCATTAGTTTCCTTATAGTTATTTATTATTCCATTTTTCCTTGGACCTAAGTGTCCATCTCTCAAATGCTTCTTTGCTTATTTCTTTCTTTATCATCTTCGCCCCTTCGGGGAGATCCGTATGTAATGTCAATATTTCCCCGTCATCACTCAATTCCACGAGTGCTGGTCCGCAGAATGCGTTCTTTGTATAATCTGTTTCCTTTTTCTTGAGTATTCTTACTTCCTTCATGCACGAAGAGAGTGATTCCATTGGAACATACTGCGTCATTCGATGCTCACTATCATTCATATTCCCGAATATGAACATGACGATTACGCTAATTACTTCCATTATTAGCCTCCCTTAGTTTATCCTTGAGCTTCTCCACGTCCCCCATTAAACGTTCTATGTCCTGCTGCGCTCTCTTTATATTTACGGAATTACTCATCATTGACTCCATTTCTTCCTGCATATGCTCAAGCTGAGATGCCATAAATTCAATTAATAAATCCTGCTGACTATCCGCAGGCAGGGAACCAAGCTCTCCGCGAGGCCATTTTATGCGGAATTCCGTGTTTTTTGTGAGGTCTGACTCGGACAGTGTTACACGCGTCTCAAGAGTATTTAGCCTCTCCTGGATTCCGAAAAACGCCCAGACGCCGACGGCTGTGGCCGATAATATGGCCAAAAGGTTCCGCATAGGCATGCTGATCGCCGTTTTATCCGATACATCGAATCTGTCGTTAGCCATTTAGTCGCCGTAGCTGTATGAACCACCCTTGGTCTGGTTCTGCTGCATCATGTCAGTTGAATTATTTAAGAGGTTGAACAGCTGCTTGTGCTGGTCCATGATCTCCTTGTCTTTCTTATTTCCTTGTCTGAGGTCTTTCTTGATCTGTTTCATGTCTTGCATCAGATTTTCCAAATCAATTTTCATCTTGACCTGATTCTCAATGACGTCTTTTTTATTCTCTTCCTCGAAGCTTTTGTACATCTGATCCACGCGAGAATCAAGTTTCGAGACGTACCATATGACTGCCACACCCTGAATTATCACAAATGCCACAACGGCGAAGGATATCTTTAATCCGTTCATTGTTGTACCGCCATAATAATTACTCCTCCAACAATCCAAATAGCATATACAGTTATAATCAATTCCATCTTACTCCTCCCATAAAAACTCCTGTTTCACGGTTACCTGCATTGAATCCTTTGTCTGATCCTTGCTGTCATTAGCCTTGTCCACCTCATCTTGCCCGTAGGTTGTACTTACAGTTGTTTTATGGGGTTTCATAGACATACCAGAATATACACATCCATACATATTAAGAGCACTAATGATAGCTAGGCTAAACATTAGCCTCCACATTATTTTCTATCCATAAATTACATTAACTTTAGTAGCGTGATTAAAGAAAACATAAAGATCAGTATCAAATTTTAATCCCATTTCAGGAAAATCAAATTGAAGCATGTCCTCTGCTCCTGCTTTAATAGCAGGGGTAACTTGAGTAAATTTAACAGTGCCACTTGCACCATCATCTACCAAATCAATCCTACCTTCAGTAGCACCACATTGAACAGTTAATCCTAAAACTCGTGCAGGGGCACTAAGTGTATTAGTTCCTGCCGATACTTTAGTTGTTACTTGACCACTAGCAGTTAATTGTTTTGTTTTAACATCAAACATATTATCTCCTATAAAAGGTAGGGCTTTTACACCCTACCTTGGTTAATTGTTATTACTTAGTAGTTGAACTACCAAAGCTTCTAGAACTAATCGCTTTAACATAATCAACCCACATA